TAATGGCACCGATTGCCTCGTTTGCGATTTGAATTGCGGCGATAGCTTCGAAAATCATGAGTTCTTCCTTCTGTGACTCATGATATAAAAATAATGAAGGGGATTTCAATCAAATGATTAGAGATACTATTTATAAATATCGAACTTGACTAAACCATTACTATGTGGTATATTAATTAAACAGTAGTATTACATAGGAGTAATAAATGTTAGACCTAATGACTACTCAAAAATTTTCTTTATTGATAGAAAAAGTAGTCCAAGAAAAAAGAATACCTTATATGGATGCAATAGTTTGGTATTGTGAAAAAAATGAAATGGAGATTGAAGTTGCGGCAAAATTATGTAATAATGTGATCAAAGAAAAACTAAGATATGAAGCAGAAGAACTGAACTTTTTGGAGAAACCTGCACGACTACCTTTATGAGTGATGAGATGAGTGGATTTCAATGTTATGAAACTTGGAATGCGGTGAATGCGCATTTCAAAGGACGGTATGATTTTTTTAAGTACCGTGGAAAAATGAGAACAAAACCTGAATCTTACGAGGCAAGGAAAGATAAATATATTTTTGAGAAGGCATCTCGTCGTTTTAAAAGAGATGACTTCATCAAGTACATCGTCGCACTGATTACTGACCGATCAACCGAAAATGGATGGTTAGGTGATATGTTGAATGCAAAGAATGAAATTGCATACAAGAAGTGGAAAATGAAAATTGAGTCGATGTCATATATCTTCAAAGAAGAGATGCAATATCTCAGTGAGAAAGAGGAGAAGTTTGATAACCTGCTTGTGTATAGAGATGGGAAGCACCCACTGATTTTTCGTCTCTATCAAAGGGGTAAGGTGTCACTAGAGACTTTGATCATCATTGATGATCTGGTACACTTTACCAAGTATTGGTCAGGCAAGAATGATATTATTATGGATGATGTGGTAGAACTGATTCATAAGTACCGTCCTTTCCTGTACCATTTTACTGATGCGTCAAGTGATAAATGGAAACAAATAATATTGGAGACTTTCAATGATTAGAGAAGCACTAACAAATCTAGGTGATGTTCGTTCACGCATGTTCCGTGAGTTGCGCAAGAATCTCAATTGCGAACTTTTCGACTTACAGAATGAGATCTCGACATTGAAAAAGGAGAACCAAGAACTCAAAACAAGAATCAAAGAACTTGAAGTCAACTGGTCGTATGCAGTTTCTGAACTCAGAAAATTTAATGACGACGGAAAATAACTAAATATAAGGGTTGACACCATCCCCTAATTGGTGTAATATATAGAAATACATTATGTATAAAGTGGATACGAAGTTAATACATCGCAATACAAGGAAATACGATTATGGCAAATTCATTTGCAAACCTCAAAAAGTCCCGTTCATCTTCATTGAACAAACTCATCTCTGAATCAGCAAAACTATCTGAAGGTGGTGCACCTCAAGGTAGTGGTACTGAAGACCTCGTATGGAAACCAACTGTCGACAAGGCAGGTAATGGTTATGCAGTTATCCGTTTCTTACCAGAAGCACAAGGTGAAGAATTGCCTTGGGTACGCATGTTCGATCACGGGTTCCAAGGTCCGGGTGGATGGTACATTGAGAATTGCCCTACCACATTAGGTGGTGAATGCCCTCTCTGTAAGAAGAACAACGAACTCTGGAACTCTGGTCTAGATTCTAACAAAGACATTGCTCGTAAGCAGAAGCGTCGTTTGTCTTACTACTCTAACATTCTTGTTGTCAAGGATCCATCAAACCCTCAGAACGAAGGTAAGGTGTTCTTGTACAAGTATGGTAAGAAGATCTGGGATAAGATCAATGATCTTATGCAACCAGAGTTCGAAGACGAAAGTCCAGTAAATCCATTTGATTTCTGGGAAGGTGCTGACTTTAAACTCAAGATCCGTCAAGTCGACGGTTATCGTAACTACGATAAGTCTGAGTTCGATGCACCATCAGAACTATTCGACGGTGATGATGAGAAACTTGAAGAAGTATACAACTCTCTCAATCCTCTTCAGGATATCGTTGCACCTGAGAAGTTCAAGTCGTTTGATGAACTTTCACAGAAGTTAGATCGTGCTCTCGGAGTTTCTGCTCCTGCACCTCGTTCTGCTTATGCGGAAAACGTAGTAGAAGCACCAGTCGCAAAGACTGCTTCTGCTCCTAAGACCGATGAGATCCCTTGGGATACAGGTACTACTGACGATGATGACGACAGTTTGTCATTCTTTGAAAAGTTAGCAAACGAATAAGTTACAATGCCATTGTAGCACGGGGGACGCAATGTCCCCCTTTTTTATGAGAATCCGTTCATCGGATCATCGACAACTGTCTTAGGTGCACTGTTGTTAGTTGCACCGCCACCCATATTAATATGCTGAGAACGACTATTGTTATTCGTCGTCTGCATTGTTGTCTGTGGTGCGTTGACTGTTGCAATGACAGGTTTGCTTGATTGTGATTCTTGTACTGATGCAGTCTTCTGTGATACTGTTGATGCAGAAGTTCCTCCCGCACCCATTTGCGCATTACCCTCGATCTGTGGTTTGATCGCAGTACCAGATTTTGCATCAATATTAAATACCGATGCAATTTGTTCGGCAAGAAAATCAAATGGTGATGCAAGGAAATCCGGAAGGAAAGATTTTCCTTGAATCCACTCCGAAACTCCTGCGAAGATTGCATACAGCTTCTCACCGATAAAGTCAATGGGGTTCGGTAGGTTCGCAACAATACCTTTGATTGTTCCTCCCGGATTACCAATCAACTCTTTAACGAATGTCTTAATACCGTTGTAAGCACTATTGAATAGTTCAGTAATACTAAAGTCTTTGACTGCTTTCTCTGCGTCTTTACTGAACAGACCAACGAACGGTGCGACGATGTATTCACGCAACAAGTCGAGTGGTTTCGTAAAGAATCCTCGGAAGACTTCAAGCAAACCTCCTTCAAGTCCTGCAAGTACAGAACCTTCGCTTGATGTATAACCTTCCCAAAATCCTACGATGAAATCATACAATGCGAAAAATGGTGTGAGGATAATTGAAAACTTACCTACGATACCCAACACAGATTTCAATGGTTTTAAAACTGGTTGTATAAAATCAAACAAACCAGAGATTACGGATCCAGTTGTTTTAAAGAATCCACCAATTGTATCAAATACTACTCCTCCTAGGAATCCTAGAACTGCTTTTACTGGTTGTAGCAATTCACCAAGTATACCACCCGTAGTCTTTAAGACTGTTGCAACTCCACTAAAGAACTTGCCAATAATACCTGCTTCTTTTGTTACCTTTGATACATCGTCAGTTGTAGTAAATAATCCTCTGACAAAAGATGCTGTTTTGGTGAAGAACACCACAACACTATCCATCATAAAAGTAATTGGTGCAGGGATACGAGATTTAACTGCTTTTAGTGCATCATCAAACAGTGTAGTCAATGGTGCAGTAATGCGTTTAAATAATTTACCAAAGTCTTCTGCGATCTGTTGAGTGATCGTCATTTTGCCCTTGATAAATTTCCCTGTGACAGGATCTCGCATCTGTCGTCCATTTGGATTGATACCAAACTTAACTAAGATTGCATCCCGTAATGCCATGAATCCAGAAGTAATTAATCCCATCGTAATAGGGAACTTCATCTTCTTGAAATCGTCTGCGAGTGATGCGAGTCGTCCTGCTAATTTAGATTGTTGTACAGAATTGCGCACACCTCTTGCGGCATTAGCAACCATTTCAAATGGTTTGAGTATCATTCTACCCAACCCTTTGAACAAGTCCATTGCTTTAGAACCAAGTTTGAATGCAACGAATCCTTGAATTGCTGTTGCGACTTCTTCTAATTGTGTTTTAAGTGCGATTGCCGCGGCACCAAGTGCCGCTGCTAGAAGTGCGAGTTCTAATCCTTTTGGATCAAAACCTAATAAATCTTTTAGAGAAAGTTTTTTGTTTTTGTTGTCATCGAGTCCACTGCCCTTATCATCTTTCTTCTCACGCAGTGCTTCTATCAACAGTCCCTCACGTTGCTTTTCTAATGCTTGCCGTGTTTCTTCCAATGCCAACCCTTGCAAGAGAGTTTCACTGATAGACTGTAACAATCCAGTATTGATTTTTAGTTGCTGAAAAGTGTTTTCACCGACTGCAAGAGTCTGATTATTCAACTTATTGATTGCATCTTCAACATCAGATTGTGGGACTGTTGGTAGATTTGCCATTTACTTTTTGCCTTTCTGCGCAATAGCGTCCGCACCAAAGAAAGCCGATACTAGCACAGCGATTGATGCAAAGTAAGTTGGAGCGATATCTGCAATCAACTGACTTGCTGTCTCCAATCCGAGCAGTGATGTTAACGCAATACCGATTGGATAGATAAGTAATCCAATCAATGCAAACCATGCCATCTTGCGAATAGCGTCACGTTGTGCGTCTTTGTCTTCCAGTTCTTTTCTTTTAAATTCCATATACATTTCATGTTCTTGTTCAGTAACAACACCATCACCGTTAGTATCTGCAGGATGGTATCCTGCCTTTTCGATTTCTTCTGTCATGTTTACCTCTGTTTTAGTTTTTCTTCTTCTTCTTCAAGGTAGTTTTTCAACAGAGTGACATAAATGTCACGTTCAAACGGTATCATATTATCTAGTTCTGTCAAACTATATTTATGATGTTGCATCAATGCGAAGTTCAATTGATAAAAATTGCCCAACGAATCATGACTAAGTGCTACATAAAAAAACTGTTGAGTCCCTCCAGTTTCACGGTATCATTTTCTCCACACTTTTTACATGTCCATTTGATGTCGTGAGTAAGTTTCGGAAGATTTTCAAAGAAAGAAGTTACTTTTTGGAAAGCACTTTGATTTAACCCACCTAACCACTCAACCATTTCATCTACTGTAAAGTCTTGATATACATTATTTTGATCATAAATAAATTCTACACATGATGCGATCATTTTAAACATTCCTTCCGGAGAACCTGAGTCATATCTGGTCGCATCGGCAATTGTTGGATAACGAAGTTTGGCACCGATATCATCGGTCAATTGCACCTTACCATCTGTGATATCACCTTTTACATTGATATCATCGAGATTAATTCTAATTTCTGTTTTGTGGTCGCAATCTGAATCTGTATGAGATATTTTAAGATCGATCATTTCACCGACAGATTTACCACGAAGTTTTAAAAACAGATACTCGATGTCAAACACTGCGAGTTTATTAACATCGACATCTGTAATAATGCAATCCTCTAGGATAGTAAGAATTGCATGTTGAATTTCTTTATCTTCTTCTCCTTCCATTGCCATAAGAAGAATCTTTTCTTCTTTGACTAAGAATGGACGGTATGCAATTTCCTGTCCTGTTGAAGGAATTGTTGTATGGAACTCCGGAGTTCCTAGTGATGGTAATGTCATGATAATCTCCTAATCAATATTAATTATATAAGGTTTGCTGATTTTGCTATTTTGCCGACTCTACCTAGATCGATGTTAGCACTTGTGCCGATTGCACTATCAAATCCGATATTACCTAGTGAATTTCTAAAGCTGGCAGAGATTCCTGTCTTATCAAGACGTAGTGAGAATCCTGATCCAAGTCCCGGTTGGTCTTGTTTTTTGAATACGCATTTATAATTTCTATATGCAAAGGTAACAGTAAGTTTTGCGACAGACTCATCTGCCCAATTCATAGCAACCCCACCAAGAATCATAGGGTATGCTTGATTTAATGTGTGAATTGATCTTAAATCACCTCCTTCACCGAACTGTCGTATTTCAACTGTACCAACATAGTCGTCGTAATATCCTACTGCGAACTTTGTCATACCACCAAAACCATTAAAGTCACTGGAAGTGCTTCCTCCCTCAAAAGCACCAGTTCCCAAAATTGCCTGATGCCATTTTTCAAAGTATTCCTTTTCCCTCATATCTTCACTCAGAAGGAAAGACATTGTAACATCAGTATACACTTGATTGTATGCAACTTTTGCAACCGGACCATAGTTACCGAATCGTGTCTCTGCGGTAGTAATAGTTCTTCCCGGAAGTTCCGCAGTGTCGCAACGATGAATCATTGCTCTTTCGTCACCATCGACACCCGTGATCTGTACTTCAAAGTGCGATGTCTTTGCTGTTCCACTCTTTGTTAATTCTGATACTATGTTTTGTATATTGAATGGCATTAGATCATTTTCCTACTATCTTTCCATACGGTCGACTTGCTTGCCTTTTCGAATCGTTCTGTTGGCAAGAACAATGCGATATCCCACTCAGCAGACGAAACCTCCACAACCCGTGACTGTACATGATTAAATAGGTAATGTTTAAATGTGGGTTTAAAGTAGTTATATTTAGACGCACCATTTAAGATCTTATATGACATTTCTAGTCGTGTATCTTCATTATACTTTTTGTCTGATGCTAACTCATACAAACGATCCATTAACACTGCACGAAGTCTTGGTGGTAGATAGTGTAAGTTGATACCGTGGAATCCACCTTTTGCAGGTTGGACGAAAAATATCAATGGAAATCTATCGTAGTACGGCAGATCTGCTTTTGTCTTTGGATCGTAGAAAAACGTGAGCATTCGTCCCGGACCGAGACGGGGTTTTCTTTTATCTGAACTATCGATGATGTTTTTGGGGTACGCAGCGTTAGACCGTGATTGCCGTGCTTTTTGACGGAACCAGTCTCTTGCTTCTTGAGATCGTGCAGGGATCTGTCCCTGACGGACACCTCGTGCGAGGATTTCATCGAATATTTGTGCCATACCCTATTTATAAGACTTTCCGTAGATCTCTTGTTCAGTCCAGATAACAAATTTCCAATTTCGATCCTTACAATATTCTTCTGCGTGTTTCCATTTTGCCTGATTTGTGCCCCATGTTTTTACCTCGTATAAATAGTTCTTAGTGATGCGTTGTCTTACTTTTGGTTCTCGTGTCTCTTTCTGAGGTTTGACCTCGATCATAACGGTCTCGGTCTCACCATTCTTTTTGCGGACTCGTATTAAGAAATCTGGAAAGTAACGGTGCCATCTTCCGTCGATGGGAGATAAATAGGGGACTTGGACTTCTTCTGATGCCCAATAGATGACATTAGGATTACCGTCGAAGTAACGCATGCAGTCCCGTTCCCATAGAGAACGGTATACGATATTTTTAGGGTCACCTTTGTATTTCTCAGGAAACCTTGGGACGAACTTACCACGATATGCCATACGGATATTTATATGCCGAAAATAAATCTAAAAAAACAATTTGGTAACAGTATTAAGTCGACAGTTACTGAAGCAAAAGGATTGCTTAATAATTCTATCAACGAAGCTGGTGGTAAGGGTGCGTTTGCCGTAGGTTTTGGCAGAAATGGATTATCGATTAATGCAAACTTCAATAACCTTCTACAAAAAGAAGTCGAGCAATCTGAAGCAGACGGTCCTCTCAGAGAATTGTATCAAAAAGAAAAAGCAACAGATTTAAAATTCCCCGAGGATCTTGATGGTACTCAATACATCATCATTGATATTTTGCAGAGAAATAGGCAAGCAAGAAGATCCAATGTCGAGAGAAAAACTCTCAAATCAATCGTATTACCCATCCCTGCGAATCTAGTTCATTCACATTCATTGAACTATCAAAATGAAAATCTTGGACTTGCAGGTGGTGCGATGGCAGGTATGGTGACCGGACAAGATCTTATGAATGCAGGTGCCGCTGCTATTGATGCGGCAGGTAATGTTCTTGGTGATTTTGTCGAGGCAATTGGAACTGGTAATACAACATCAATAGAAAAGTATAAAGAGGTCGCAACAGGTGGAGCACTTGCAGGTGGTGCTACTGCAATTGCCGCAAGAGCAGGTGGTGCTGTTGCAGGTTTGCTTGCCGCAGGGGGAGTTGGTTCTGGGGTCGCAGGTGGTTTATCTATTGCGACAGGTTTAGCAGTTAATCCTCATATGGCAGTTGTATTCCAAGGTTCTAACTTCAGAGAACATCAATTCACATACAAGTTCATCGCACGGAATCAATCGGAGTCAGACACATTAAAAAGAATAATCAAACGGTTTGAGACTTACATGTTGCCATCATATGCAGGACAAGGACTCTTGTTAGAGTATCCAAATGAATTCCGGATCCGGTTCTCAAAAGACTTGGAATACAGTTTATATCGGATCGGTGATTGTGTTCTTAAAGGCATGTCGGTAAACTATAATGGTGAAGGATTTCCAATATTTTTTGAAAATACAAATGAACCTGTTTCTATAGAAATACAGTTAAATTTCCAAGAAACTAAGATTGTGACAAGAGAAACTGTGCACAGAAGGGATTACTAAATGTCGAATTACTTTACATTTTTTCCAAAGATTGGTTACGATTTAGAAAAAACGAATAATAAAGTCCAACTAACAAACATTCTTAGAAGATTTGCGTTTGACAAAGACACTCAGAATAAACTGGATACATATTATAGTTACACCATTCAGCACGGAGATCGTCCCGATACCATCGCAGAAAAATACTATGGTAGTTCTAAGTATGATTGGATTGTTTTATTATACAATAAAATTTTACACCCAACATTTGATTGGCCTCTTTTTGGTGAAGATTTTAATCGATATATTATTAAAAAATATGGGTCTCTTCAAACAGCATATGAGACCACTGAAAAATATTTTAAAATCGTTCGGGAAAGACAGAAAACCTCATATATCGATATTCCAGAGAAAATTTTAGAAATTGATGAAACTACCTATAACACTCTTACAGAAAATAAGAGAAGATCATATAGTGCATATGAATGGGAAGTTATTCAAAACGATGAACGCACGGAAATAAAATTACTAGACTCATCATATCTTGATACCCTTTTATCGGAAGTGGAAAATATCCTTAGAGAGGACATCTACTAATGTCTTCACCAACAGGTTATCGTCACGCAGGTGATTACAATCTAGAGTATTGTACTCTCATTTTGAGTGATGGCACTAATGTTGATATGAAAGGGATTGCACCTGAGATCAACATATTCCAAGAACTGTCAAGTCATTATATGACATGTGCGATTGTTGTTGACGATGCATCGAATATTATCGGTGGATTATCGCAAGATGAGTACATCGGTGGCATCAATGGTGTCGGTATTATTGTGATGAGATTTGGAACAACAGATGAAGAAGGAAAGAATCACAAACCGATTGAGTTAGTATTCGCAATATACAAAGTCACAAACCGTGCTCGATTAAAAGAAAAAGAAGAAACATATACTCTGCACGGAATATCTCAAGAAGCATACGCAACAAAGAGTCGAAAAATTTCTCGGGCATACGGTAAGAATGGTGGTGGTCTCATTTCCAATATGATCACTGGTATTCACAAAGAGTTTTTTAATACAAAGAAACCAATCGAGGTCGATTCAACAAAAGGATTGCACAAATATGTTATTCCTTATATGTCAGTAGATGATACAATCGAATTGATGAGAATCGAAGCAGTATCGGACAGCCGTACTCCATATTACTTTTTCTACGAAACATTCGAAGGGTTTAAGTTTAAAGACCTTAATAACTTGGTTCGTAGTGATGTGACGGAAAAATATAAGTATCTACCATTTAACTATGAGGTGGTTGATAAAGACAATAACGAGTCAGATGCGGTGAGTATTATGAGTTTCTCTATCAAAACTGGTAAAGATTACTTATCAAAAATTGAAAATGGTCACTTTAAATCAAAAACCCTAAATATAGACCTCTTGCGAAAGAACACAAGAGTTGTCAATTTTGATTATGAAAAGAACTTCAAAAACATCAATACATTTTCGAAAAAAAAATTTCTATCTACAGATGTATCAAACGATGCTCGTTACATTATGATGTCTTCCAGAACAGGTCATGACAATGATTTGATAATGGCATCAGAATCGCATGTTCCTAAAAAGATCAATGAGACAAAATCATTAAGGAACGCATATCGTGAAATTATTTTTAATCAAATGGTATCCATAGTTATTCCCGGTGATTCAAATATCAATGTAGGTCAAGTTATCGAGGTGGAGATTCCTCCTGCTACTATAAAAGATGATAAAGAGCAAGATAAAAAAGCAGATAAATATC